GTTGCGCTTGTCTTGCATTTGCATCTGCCTGTTAAAATCCACATTCCCGGCGCTTGTTCGTGATAGCATCGGCAGTGCTTGTTGTAGGAATTGAGCGCCTTCAATTGTGCCAAAAGCAGCATCTTTATATTTTAGCAACGCGTCAACTTGTTCTTGTTTAACACCTGGATACAATGCCTCACGAACAACAGGATCTTTAAGCGTGCCTTCTAAAATGCGAGTGCTTTTGTTGGCAGCCTGACTTTCTTGCAAATAAGAACCAATTGCGCCCATGGCGGCATCCTCAACGCCTTTTTCTCCTCCGCTAGTCAGCATACTAGTGCCCATGCGACCAAGTATGTCGCCTGTAGTTCCAAGTGCGCCTGCCGCTCCACCAGTTCCGGCTGCTGAACTTCCGCCAGTTAGTCCAGACAATGCACCTTGTCCAAACGTAGAAAGCCCGGACATAAATCCTCCACCTGCCCCCGCGCCAGAGGCACCAGCAGCAGTTGTTGCCCCTATCCTTGCAATTTCTTGCATTGTTGCGGCATTGCTTGTTCCAGTTGCCGTAGATAGTCCAGCAGTGTTTAGCCCGCCAGTAATTGCAGTTGCCGTAGGTGACTTTAAAATTGCAGCGGCCCCATGCCCTCCCGCAGCTCCGGCAAGTACAAGCCCTGTTATTAACCTGCGCTTTTTAGCTTCCTTCTTTTCCCGCTCTTCTTGCTCTCGCTTGTTTTCAATCTGAGCCTGAGCCATGCCCATGCGCGAGTATGCACTTGTAATATCCCGCGCAATTTCTGTCGGGTAATATTGACCTGCGTTAGCTTGTGAAAATCCCTTCATATAAATAACAGGTTAAACAACTTCGCCATTTTCACGGATAAACGGCACATCCTCGCCAAGTAAATTAAATATCTTCATCCAGAATGCCTGAACTGGCTTAAATAGCCAGCCATGTTTGTTCTGACCGTAGTACCATTTAGCATATGACACAGAAGGATCGGCAAACAACTTAGACACGGCAAACTTAAACAATTTAGACTTGCGCATCAAGGGAACAAATACCTCAGCCAGCTTGTAGTATCCGCGCTGATTACGCGGCGTGACATGCTCGTCTCTGTAGCGGCGCACAACCTTATCCATCACCCCGTTGCCGTAGCGGGCTTCTAGCATGATAAAGCAACATCCACCTTTTTTGCCTCCACTTGGAGCAGCCGCTTTTCCTTGTAAATACGAAGCAAGAAAGTTTGCTTGATTGGAATACTGGCTCATGTCGGACTCAAACGGCATCATTCCTAGTCCAGTGAGCACTGGATTAGTTGGGTTGGCAATGTTAAGGCCAGCTTGCTCAAATTGATTTGTAGCTTGATTGACCGATGTAGCGTAAGCGCCTTGAGATGGAGGCACATTAAAGTACGCAGCCATTGCCGGACTAAGCGCGGACTGTTGTGTTCCAAGCACCCCAGATGCAATTTGTGCCGCGTTTGCCTTTAATGTATTTGCCGCCTGCAAACGGTTAACTTCTGCTTCTGAGCGAGACAACGCCTGATTAAATTGCTGCCCTTGAATCGCTGCTTGTTGCTGCTCTTTAGTTGCTGCCTGTTCAAATTGTTGCGCTTGAGTGCTCAGTCCTAACTGTTCTTTTCCTAGGGCCTGTTGATACTGTTGGGCCTGAATTGCAGCTTGCTGCTGTTCTCTTGTGGCTGCTTGCCCAAATTGTTGAGATTGTGTAGTAAGTCCAAGTTGTTCTTGGCCTAATGCCTGTTGGTATCTTTGCGCTTGAATTGCTGCCTGCTGTTGCTCGCGAGTTGACGCTTGCCCAAACTGCTGTGCTTGAGATGACAGCCCGAGCTGCTCTTGACCCAGTGCCTGCTGATACTGCTGTGACTGAAGGCCAAGGCCAAACTGTTGCAATCCGAGCCGCTGCTGGTACTCTTGAGCTTGAGCAGTTCTTTGCAGGTCTTCCTGAGCCATACCTTGCCCAAACATCTGAGCTTGCGCTCCAAGACCGTACTGCTCGGATCCCACCTGTCTAGCGTATGTCTGCGCCAATGCTGGCTGATACAAGCTAGAAATGGTTCCCATAGCCTGCTGGGCAGCAGCCTGCCGCTCGCGATATCTTCGCTCTGAAAGCTCTTCGCGACCTAGTACCTCAGCGGTAATAGCCTGTGGCCCAAGCGCCATGCCTCTGTCAGCATAAGCCTGACGAGCAGCCTGAGTTGCCATCCGCTCTTGCTCTGGAGTTAGCGATCTTCCAAGGGATAGGTCTAGGTTAATCTGTTCTCCAAGACGCCGCGCTCCCTCTTCAACTCCGGGCATTGTACCCATGTATTGAGATACAAGGCGCTGATCAATGTTGCCAAGTTTAGATTGCAGTTCTGGGCCAGCAACACTTGAAGTGTATTCACCGGGCCTGTATGCCTGCATGCCGCCAAGAGACATGTCTGCGGTTGGACCTGCAATTTGAGACAAGTATTGACCAGAGACTGGACCTTGCACTTGTCCCAACTCTTGTCCGTAGGTAGGCCCCTCAATGGCACTTAACAGCCCTCCAGATGTCGGCCCTGCAATTTGACCCAACTCTTGCCCGTAAGTTGGACCCTGTACTTGACTCAATGCTTGTCCTGCGGTTGGACCTGCAATTTTGCCTATTTCATTTCCGTAAACTGGGCCGCTAACTTGTTTTTCAAATGCTGTAAGTTCTGGAGTCGTATTAGCCTGAGCCGCCATCTGCGATCCAAGTTGTCCAAGAGAGGCAAGCGTCTTCTCTGCACCCGGCATTTGAGCCAAGTACTGCTCCTTGTATTGCGGCATCAGCTCTTCATACTGCGCCAACTTTCCGCGCTGGATTTCTTGATTAAATAACGTGTCTGCTTGAGCCGCTAATTTCGCAGTTGGAGTCTGTGCAAACTTGGCATCGTAAGTAGCCAGCGTTTGTTTTTCTGCTGGAGTTAGATCTTTCTTGCGGCGAAGTGCGCTAATTTCAGGCGTGTCTGTTGCAGCCTGAATGTTTTTGATCATCTGCTCCCGCTCAGCCTGTCCAGCCACATCAGCCAATTGTGGGCCGTATTGAAGCTCTAGGGATACAGCTTCCCCTAAGACGCCCTTCATTGCGTCTATGTTTGACTGAAGAACCTCTTCAGTACTTGGAGGATTCTGTGCTTTAATGTAGTTTACTAACTGGCCTAATTGCTCAACGTCTTTTGCGCCCTTAGTTTTTCCAGCTAGCTTGTAAGCTAAAGCTTCCCCATTTACATATGTTTTTTCTATCGCAGCTAACTTTACCCTTGCCTTAGCCACACTGGCTGCTGGGTACGTTCCAGAGGTAATAATGTAATTAAGCTGATCTTTTGTATCAACGTATGTACTATTCCAATCATTTAAAGAGTCGCCATCTCCTGCTTCCGTAGATGTTAATCTTGGTAGATCATAAGACTCAATTTCTGCATCTACGTCGCTAATTGATGGCGTAGTTGCTCCGGCTACTGTTGCGGCTGGAGTGGCTGCTGGAGTTTGCTTAGGTGGCGTGCCATAAATAATGTTTCCAACGTTTGGATTAAATCTTGCGCCTTTTAAATATTCTGCAAAAGTATATCCTCTGGTTTTTAATTGATGATAATCGTCGTACTCTTGGATATTATCAAACTCAATATACACTGGCCAACCATCTGCACCAATATTGCTTTTACTTTTGTCGTACTGCATAAGTAACGGTAATTAAAATTAAGATGTGAACGTAATGGTTCCTGAGGTGGTAAATGTGTGAACAGTGTTTCCGCTAACTGTTGAGACTGTGCCTCCAGTAGCCCGCTGTGAGCCGGAATACCAGATCTTTATTATTCCAGACCCCCCCTCACCTCCAAGTCCGCCCGGTGCTGATCCACCTCCTCCGCCCCCGCCAGTATTGTCAGTTCCCCATATACCCTCCCGAGTTGGGTCTGTTGATCCATATCCGCCAGCTCCACCACCTCCTGTGCCGCCTGAAGCTCTAGATGTGCTGTTGGTTTTTCCGCCACCGCCACCGCCTCCACCGTAAACAAAAGTAGTTCCGGCAACCACAACAGAACGACCAGCTCCACCAGTGCCTCCTAATGAAGTTGTTGCATTTCCACCTACTGCACCTGCACCACCTCCTCCGCCTCCAGTGTAGAAAAATGTTGGGCTAGTTCCAGAGTAATTTGCCAATCCGCCATTGTATCCTTGAACTTCAGATAAATATGGAGTGTTTCCAAAACCCGGAGTTTTAATGACTTGATTATATGACCCACCTCCTCCGCCACATCCTCCGCTCAATGCATTGCTTAACTCTTCTGGAACTCTTTGAGAGGCGGCTCCTCCGCCTCCACCAGCAGCAGAATAACCATTAACCTCAGAACTTTCACCACTATTTCCACGAAAACCTATATTTATTCCTCCTGCGCCAACAATAACTGGATACGGAAACCCAACATCAAATTGAATTCCACTTTTAGAAACAACTCCACCTCCGCCACCTCCACCTGATCCATAATACGAACCACCGCATCCTCCCCCGCCTACAACTAAAATATTAGTAGCTGCACTCAAGGAAGAAGATGAAGAAAGAAAGTTTAAGGCTTTTGAAAACATTACTAAGTGTAATTTTTAGACACGTTCCCGTACCACTTTATCCCATCAGATACAAAAGAAAATATATCAGTTTTATTCACGGTCTGAGTTACAGTTGGAACAACTCCAGAAGGATAAGAAACTCCCGTAAAAGTAGCTTGAGTTACTGCTGATGCAGGCTGTTTAATATATACTGTAAACGACTTGCCAGCAACTGCGGCTGGCATTGTAAATGTACATGGCGTAGCTGGAGTTAGCGTCGCAACAATTACCGTCGAGCTACTGATGTCTAGCGTCTGCGCTGCACCAGCGGCAGCTATTGTCTGTACCCCTTCAGTGTACCCATTAATTGTAGGATCACCTTGAAATACTGCCAGCCCGGTTCCTGTCTTGTCAGTAAGCGCAGAGCGAAGGTTTGCACTAGATGGCGTCTGCAAAAATGGAGCTACGTTAGCCGCTAAACCGCTGAGTTTGGTTACGCTTAAAGTGGAAATTTGACTGTCCGTAATTCCAACTCCAACTTGCCCAGCAGTAATTCCAGTAATTTGACCCGCTGTAATCCCCGAGCTGATTTGACCAGCAGACAAGCCAACAACTTGAGCGGATGTAATTCCAGACAACACCTGATTGGCTGCTACAGAAATAGCTTGAGTGCTAACTCCAGTAACAAGTCCATTTACATTTACAGCTACTACTGGAATTGCGCTTGCGCCTCCATAGCTTCCAGCAGTTACACCAGAAGCCTGTAAATTCACACCTATTTGACCGTTGGACGTAACTGGGCTATTTGTGACAGCAAGTGTGGTCGATGCCACTCCAACTGAAGTAACTGTGCCACCTGCGGCTCCAGAAATGCCCACGTTAGTTACGGAAGTAATTCGCCCAAGAGCGTCTAATGTAATTTGCGGTATACTTACATTACTACCATAAGTGCCACTAGAAGCTCCAGAGGCTGGAAGGGCGGTAGATGCAATGCTGGAGACTTGCGCAGAGGTAATGCCCGGTCCAATCTGAGAAGCGGATAAACCAGTGATCTGTGCAGACGTTAATCCGGGAAGTACGTTTGCTGCGCTTACAGTGCCTCCTCCTGCTGCTGGCGTATACCCAAGGGCGGCTGTTACGTTTGCGGCAGACAGCGACGTAAGGTTGGCGCTGGTTATCTCGGATCGGATAGTTGCAGACGACTTATTCTCTACGTTACTAAGTCCAAGATTTGTTCTGGCTGTAGTTGCGTTTGTAAGGTCAGACAAGTTGTTTGCCTTTACAGCCAAACTTGAAGTGTTGATCCCGCCGAGAGCCTGCAAGACGGTTGCCTTCCTAAGAAGCGCACCAGACAAAACGGAAATCTGAAGAGAACTAGGATCAACATTTGCGCCAAGGTCAACTTGATCTGATATGGAACCCGGCAGCAATGTGGCGTTGTCCACATGCGCGTTAAGGTTCGTTACAGAAACCGTCGAATTTGTCGTTGAATAAACTGTGCCTTTGTTGATCTGAGCCATAATTACTCCTGACTAACCATTGGCCGATTTGCGCCAATACCATAAATTGTTACACCTTTTAACGCAGGTCTTCCAGAAGAAAATTGTATCGTAAAGTCAATCCCCGATCCACGCATTGCAACACGAGGCCGCAATGTGCCGTCTGAGTTGCCTGAAAACTGATACCCAAGGATCTCTTGAGTAGCGTCTGGATCATGCGCGCTAGCAGTGATAGCAACTGCATCCTGCTGCACATTGTTGAACTGAAACTCTCCACGACTGAACCGTTTTTCAGATAACGACTCCATCGTAAACTCACGAGTGCGCACAAACGAGTTAATCGGAATAAGCTGACTCCCAACATTCAGATCTACTGGCAATGCAAACGGCAGCGTCACGCCTGCGGCAGCGTTGGTGTAGAAGTCTCCATCCTCAAGCTCTTCAGTTAAAAAGACTCCACCAAACTGCAATGCGCCTGTAAAGTTGGTGAGGATAAACAGTCTCTTCTGAAACTGATACGAAGCAACAATAAGATTATCTGCGTTAAGGCCTGCCGGATAAGTGTCTATACTTTCCCAGTTTTTGTTTAGGTTATTGTAAATTATAACCCTGTTGTTTCTTGCTGTTGGATTAGCAAGATCATCAATTGGAAGTGCTATAAAAAATCTATTGTCGTAGTACGTTGCAACTGAGTTGCTGACAATTGAATAATCTAGGCCTTCAAAAAAGTCAGAAATTGCCTCAGACAGCGGCATCGTGTTTCCGATGACTTTAAGGTCCAACTGCGGAGTAAGCAGGTAAATTCCCTTACTAGAAAGGAACATGACGTACTGTCCGGCGTTTACGATTGTCCTTCTAGCCAAGCACCCAAGCTCTGTGGTGATTACCGTTATTTCACTTGTGTCATCGGCTGTAATGTCAAATCTTGGATCAAGAAACGCCATGTATATGGAGTTTCGCATAAACACCAAAAACTTGTTTTCAATCCATGGAAGGCATCCAACAATAATATCATTGCCACCTTGATTTACTGTAAAAGCATTAAATCTAACGTCTGTTACAAACGAAATAATATCACTTACAACCAATTGATGGTTTGTGTACTTTGAAACGACTCTATTCTGGTAGTAAAACCCAAACTCAGCAGGCGGAAGCGAATTTGTAATGTAGGTTAATGCAGGGGCAATACTTGGCTCAGGATCAAGGTACCTTTGATCTGCCGCAATAAATTGCGTTGTTGCGGAGTCCCAAATTAGCGGAGGCTTGCCCCTAACGGTCGTGAACCCAGTAAGACCTGTATTGGCATCAAATGAAACACCAGTTGTGTTTGTGAACTGGTAAGTAAACGTACTTGCCCCGGTTACCGTAATTACGTAGTTGCCATCCAGTGCTGACTGAGTTCTAAAAGTAGTCGATCTTACAGTAACTTCGTCTCCAGTGGCATACCCATGTGGCGCTGAAGTTGTGACGGTGATTGTGCCAGTCGCTCCATTGGAAATGGAGGCATTTGAAATAGTGGCACTGTACTCTGCATCGTCGTACTGACCTCGAAAGATGACAATCTTGTCCAGCGCCTGTATAGGCTCTACAATGATGCTGGAAGACACAAATCGTCCTGTAGGATAAAGATACGGGCCAATGGTATCTTCTGGATAGCCGATCTGCGCAGGTCGATACAGGTACATACTGCCGGAAAAAACCAGCACTATGTTGTCGCGGCCAAGTGAGTCTATCCACACTCCAGACCCGACCATTGTCAGGCTGTTAAGAGTAGCGTCTGTAAGCCGCTGGCAGCCCTTTCTTGGCTGTGCAATGCCTCGCTGTAGCCTTACGTTCTGAGCAACCTGAAGAATGCCGGGTGGCAAGTTTGCAGGGTCAAGCCTGCTGGCAAAGCCAGTGTAGCTATTGTCTGATTCAGCTTGTGGCTGTGAAGGCATTAAGAGATGAGCTTGCTGAGCTTGTCTACAACCCGCTGAAGATCGTCACGCAGCTCGATCATGCGCTCGTTGTGCATGTCTTCACCCTCTTCTTGGCCACCCTCTTCCTCGTACTCCCCCTCTTCTTCGCCGTACCCGCACTCAGAGCAGCAGCCATCAGACTCAAGTGGAGATTCACACTCAGGGCAGGACTTTCCCTTCTTGCTGCCCATTGGGCTTCCAAGAATCATCAGTAGCGTTTTAGCGTCGGTCTTAGGCATATAATTAGGCGATTAAAGATTGTCCTTTTTCCCTGCGAACACACAGATCAGCAAGAGTGTAAGGAGTATTGTACTCAAAATGAGGCGCATCGTAAATGGATTTAAAGTTGCCACCCCAGCGTAGCTTGTGCTTTGCGGCAAGTGTCGAGGCCTGCTTGTGCATCATGTCAGCAATCTTCTTGTCCGCCGGAGTGCTATCATCCATGTACACCTTGCCTTTGAACACGCCACAATCGATGGCTATGCCAAAGTTGTGCATACTTGAGCCGGGCTTGGCGTTGGTTACCTTTGGCCCCGGAGCAGTGCGCCCTTTGGCGTACAGCGCCTCTTGTTGCTCCCAAGTACGAGTGCCACAGATGATCTTGTAGTCTAACCCTTCCTTGGCAACCAGCTCCTTGGCTTCAATCAAGAAGTCAGCAAATGCGTCCCGCGCTTCAGGGAGTAGCGAGTCCAAGTGTTTGGCTGACCGTTCGTCGATCATCGTTTCTCGTTGCGGATAACGTCAATTGTTCCAAGGATGGTCAAGGCGGCTGCACCAACGGCATCAACATGCCCAGTCTTTATGCCAAAACCTGCAAGGATAAGTTTGAGGAAGCCAAGCCAAGTTGATGGTTGTTTAAGGTAGTCTTTCATAGGTCTAGTCGTGTATTTGAGCAATTCGCTCCCAAAGTTTAAGCCGATCGTTTTCGCATTCTGAAATCTTAACTTCAAGCTTGTTAAGTTTGCTGTGAAGATAGTAAAGCGCAAGTGCTAGTAAGGATACTGTAAGGCCCTGTTCCAGAATATGGGCAAGAACTTTGGCAATAAACTCGTCCATAGTTACTTCTTTAGTGAAGTGGATTTACGAGGCATATTAGAAGTAGGTTGTGACCACAGCGATTCCATTTGCGCCGTTGCCGCCATTGCCGCCATTACCAGAACCAATAGTCGAGCCGCCTCCACCACCACCAGAACCATAGCCAGTTCCATTTGCTCCATTTCCTCCAGAACCAGTTGTAAACGAGCAAGCACCACCTCCACCGCCACCAGACCCGTTGATTACAAGCGAAGACAATGCTCTTGGAGTTGATGGAGTTGCAGAAACACCATTTGCAGTTGCGCTTGCCGCGCCGCCATTGCTTGCAATCTGAACAAGAGCATTATTCCCTCCAGAACCACCATTAAATACATTTACAGGACTGCCCAAACTTCCAACAACTGCTGCTGCGGTTAGCCCACCACCAGCACCTCCAGATGTAGGTGCAAAGCTAGAACCAGTTCCTGATCCACCAGTTCCTGTTATGTTTGTTGCTCCTCCAGAGTTTCCTGCTGGTGCGCCAGCACTTCCTGTTGATGGCAAGGCAGTTCCACCATTTCCTGCTACAGTTCCTCCAGCATTTGTTCCTGCTAATTGCCCTTGAACTGCCCCTATAAAACGAGTAAATGTTCCGAGCTGAGCATTAGTCAAAGTTGCTCCATTCCCTCCATTGCCTCCGATTCCAACAGTGACAGTATAACTTGCTTCTGTAAGTTGAGCTGCGTCAATTAAAACTCGGCTATAACCACCAGAACCTCCGCCAGCACCACCATACAAAGCAGTTCCTGCTGCACCTTTTCCACCATATCCACCACCACCACCACCAGAAACGCATTCAATTACAACTTGCTTTGCCCCAGCAGGTTTTGTCCAAGTGCCATCAGATGTAAACACCTGCACGTTTGTAGTCGGCATTGCCAGCGATGACGCAGCAGTAACCTGTCCAAGGTTGTTTACCGTGAGCGATGGGATCTGCGAAGTGCTGCCGTAAGTTCCAGTAGGATCTGGAGAAAGAGCAGCAATAGACAACGTCCTGTTTGCGGTCAGATCTCCTCCGCCAGTCAACCCCGTGCCAGCAGACACGCTGCGTGCCGTAGACACGCCTCCAATGTTGGTCAATGCGGTTGCCGTATTGGCAACATCAGACAAGTTGTTGGCTGAAAGAAGTGCGCCTGCCGCAGTAGTCAACCCACCAACATTGATTGTCCACACGCTGTACGAGCCTGAGCCAGTGTGCTGCGTGATATCCACAACGAGCGTCGTTCCTGAGTAAGTAACAACAACCCCATGCATGTGGTTGCTGGCGTTAAACACAATCGTGCAATCCTGAGTTGGCGTGTAAGATAATCCAGCTTCGACCGTAAATGTCTTTGTGCCGTTACTAACTGTGTTTGTGCTGGTAGACTGCGTAAGGTAGCTATCGCCTCTGTTGCTAATCACAAACTCCGTTGTGGCAAGCTGAGTCGTATTAGTGTTAGCAGCAGCCGTTGGTGCTGTTGGCGTGCCAGTAAACGCTGGAGAGGCCAACCCTGCCGCCCCAAGTGCAGACAACGCAGACACTGCGTCCGTCGAGCCAGTGCCGCCCTTGCTGATAGCAATGATAGCACTCGTAGCAACAGCTCCAATTGATCCGGGAGTAATTGTGGCTATCTGTGCAGAAGCGAGCGATTGAACCTGTGCGCTGTTCGTGAACGCTGACAACTGCGAGGTGAATGCTATACCCTGAATGTCGGTTGTTGTAGCAAAACCACTAAGCTGTCCAGTAGTGGCAAATCCAGCAGCAGCAGAAGTTGCAAGTGCGCCAATAGACGCAGGTGTAATAGCTGCAATCTGTGAAGATGTCAGTGATTGAACTTGCGCACTATTCAAGCCTCCTGCACCCCCTAGTGCGGTTGTAGCAATAGATCCATCAGCAAACTTAATTCCGCCAGCATCAACAGACAACGCAGTGACTGCATCCGGCGTAACTCCAATCCCAACTCGACCTGTGCTGGAGATTACAAACGGGGTTGCATCTGGGCTTGTCTCGTCTTCAACGCGAAACGCCTCGCCTGCGCCAGTCTGTAAGATTGAAACAGCAGCAGAAGCAGAAGCAGCCGCAAACGTAGCAGCCCGTCCAGTGCCGTTATTGCTAACTGCAAGTGAAGTTGCAGTGCCTCCGACTCCAATTGTTTGAGTTTGATTAAAGGTATTTGCTTGAGAAAGCCCAGCAACATTTACCGTTATACCCGTAGAGGGAGAAAATGATAGTTTACTTTGATTGCTAACCCAAACATCACCCGGAATGATGCTTGCTGGAGCTGCCGCACCAGTGAGAAATCCACCAATATTTGCTTTGGCTTGGTCAGTTGTAGCCGCCATAATGAGGCGACCTTCCATTGTTGAGCCAGCCTTCTGTACATATGCAGACAACTGCGCTGAATCAAGGGCAGGGACTTGAGCAGAAGTAATCCCACCAAGAGCAGCAAGCGCAGAAGCCGCAGTTGTTGCGCCTGTCCCGCCGTTTCCAATTCCAATTATGGCGCTCGTTGCAAAAGCACCAATAGAGGCAGGCGTGATGGCTGCGATCTGAGCTGATGCAATTGCACTAACTTGCGCAGTGTTGGTAAATCCACTAATCTGAGCCGTAGTAGCAAATGCAGACAACTGCGAAGTAAACGCAATGCCTACAATTTGAGTGGTCGTAGCAAAGCCTGACAACTGACTTGTGCTAGCAAGGCCAGAAATAGCCGCTGACGTAATGCCGCCAAGCGCAGACAGTGCAGACACGGCGTCCGTGGCCCCGGTGCCTCCCTTGCTGATACCGATGATGTCGCTTGTTGCTACAGCGCCAATGGTGGCAGGAGTAATAGCCGCAATCTGGGCAGATGTTAGCGCCTGAACTTGCGCACTGTTGAGGCCGCCAATTTGGTCGGTTGTAGCAAGCCCAGCAATTACTAACGACTTGGAGGCTGTTTTGGTTACCCCTCCTTGATTAAGGACAAAGATATCAGAGAGGCCAACAATAGATGCTGTTGGAAGTGCAGAGATTTTTACGTCAGGCATACGATTAACTAATTAAAACCCAAGAAACAGAAGGCTCATCCCAAGTGTATTTTTTGCCGTCAGATGGATATGCCACAGGCGGATTCCAGATGCAAGTTTCTTCATCTAAGATCCATGACGGATATGGTTGTGGAGCGTAAAAAGCATCACGCACCTCATCGTACACAGAGCCAATGCCAGCGTAGTTTTTACGCAATGGACGGCCTTCTGGATGTTGTCCAGCGTAAGTGTTGTAGCTTGTCTGCACCCATGTTCCAGACACGGCGCCAGAATCAATGAAGTCTTGCTCGGCAACGATTACACGTTGAACAATTCCGTCTTTAATTTCAGCAAAGTGACTCATATTAAGATGTGAATGTTAGTGTGCCTGAAGATGTAAACTCGTGGTAAGTAAATCCACCGCTTTGTGTAATTGTTCCACCTGTTGCGCGTGTGGTGCCAAGATAGCGAACCTGAACAACTCCAGATCCGCCAGCGGCTCCTGTTTGATAATAACCCGGTCCCGGCCATCCAGTGCCTCCGCCAGAACCTGTATTTACCGTTCCTGCTTCTGCAAAATAAGCTGGAGTAGTGGTATAGTTTGATCCTCTTCCTCCTCCTCCTGCACCGCCAAGCCCACTTATATTATTAGGAGATAGCGCTGCTCCTCCACCTCCTCCAGCTCTAATTACCCCATCAAGCCAAGTCAGACCGTCTCCTCCCTTTGCGGTTGTTGCTCCTGTTGCACCAGCTTGCCCAGCGCCCCCGCCGCCGCCGCATTGCAAATCATTTGGCCCATTTGCACCGTTAAATCCTTGGCCTGAAACGCCAAGTCCTGCTGTGACGTTTGCAAAGCTTCCACCTCCAGATCCTCCATTTCTTCCTCCACCCCCACCACCAATGGCAGTTATTGTTAAAGGCAAACGTTCAAGAATACTGTCTGTCCCACTGTTTCCAAATCCTGTTCCCGTAGCGGCACCTCCTGCCCCAACAGTTACTTGGTATGTTGATAAATTATCTATTGTTAAAGACGAAGAAATGTACCCACCCGCTCCACCTCCACAACCGGGAGCAAAATTATTTCCGTAAATTGCTCCACCGCCAGACCCACCTCCTGCAATTACAAGATAATCTAATGTAAATGGAGCCACCGCAGTTGCTTTTTGGGAAAAAAATATATTCTTAGAGGCAAACAACATATTTTAATATGTAAAGTTTTGTATGAACGAACCATACCAATTTACTCCATCTGAAGTAAATGAAAGTATGTCCATCCTTCCAAGTGTCCCCGTAATTGTTGGCGCAGTAGCTGCGGCCCATCTTACTCCTGTAAATGCTGCGGTTGTTGCAGTTCCAGACGCAGGCTGCTTAAGGTATAACGCAAACGATTTACCAACTCCAACCGACGGCATAGTAAATGTGCATGGCGTTGCAGATGTCAATGTTGCGGTAATAACAGTTCCAGCCGTAATTACTAGTGTGGCAGCTGCTCCAACTGTTCCAGCAGCTACTGTCCCTTCTGTGTAGCCATTAATTGTCGGCGTAGCAATTGTTGGTGAAGTCGCAAATACATTAGCTCCACTGCCCGTTTCATCGGTTAATACCGCTGCAAAATTTGCACTAGAAGGCGTTTGAAGAAATGTAGAAACGCCAGTTCCAAGAGAGCTAATTTGAGTGACGCTAAGTCCGACTATCTGCGCGGATGTTAATCCTGCTCCAACCTGTGCAGCAGACAAGCCAGTTACTTGTGCAGATGTCAACCCTGCTCCAACCTGTGCAGCAGACAAGCCAGTTACTTGTGCAGATGTTAGTCCTGCTAAAACTTGGCTTGCAGCAATAGACAAAACTTGTTCTGTCGCGCCAGTTAAAACGCCATTTGAATTTACAGCAAATTTTCCAACAGAATTTGCAGAACCGTATGTTCCAGCAGCAACTCCGCTAGGAGATAAGGCAGCAATAGCCTGCGTTTCAAGTGCAGTCACTCGACCGTAGGCATCCACTGTGATAACCGCAGACTGCGCACTAGATCCTGCTGTAATTGCAGCTACGCCAGTAGTTGCAAGGTCAATTTGAAGCGCCCCAGAAAAGATTACCGGACTGTTCGAGATAGCCAACGTACTTGAAGTAGCTCCAACAGAAGTCACAGTTCCACCAGCAGTACTAGACACACCCACGCTTGTTGCGCCTGTGATGCGGCCAAAAGCATCTACGCTAATGATTGGAATTGTAGAATTGCTGCCGTAAACATTTGAAACAACTCCAGAAGTCTGAAGTGCAATCGTGCGGCTTGTGTCAATTGTTCCGCCGCCAGTTAGCCCACTGCCAGAGTTAATGCTGATTGCATTAAGTTGAGCTGTAGTCAACGCTCTAACCTGTGCGCTGTTTTGAAGTGCAGTCAACTGCGACGTGTAGGCAATCCCTGCAATCTGAGTAGTCGTAGCAAACCCAGAAGCTGCGCTAGTTGCTATGGCTCCAATGCTAGCCGGTGTAATTGCAGCAATTTGTGTGGATGCTAACGCCAAGACTTGTGCGCTATTCTGAAAAGCAGCAGACGTGGTCAACAATGTGTACGCAGACAACTGCGCAGTCACAAGAGCGGGCACATTTGCAGACGTAACACCACCAAGATTAGACAACGCAGCAGCGGCTGTAGTTGCCCCGGTTCCTCCTCCTGAAATAGCCAGTGGAGAAGCAGAGGTTAGAGCGGGCTGTGCGTTAAGTGCCGCTAAAGCAGCCGTTGCGCTGGTCGATCCAGTGCCGCCACTAGCCACAGGCACAACAGGCAACCGAGCAGTACCTAGCGTTCCGCTAGTAAGCTCTGCTGCATTGAGTGTTTTTACCTGCGAGACATCGCATTTTTTAGTTGTGCCACTCTGGACAAGAACAAGCGTATCGGTGAGCGCGACCGTTGACGCTGAAGTTAAATCTGTAATTCTAGGCATAATTAACTCGTGGTAATGCGATAACTGAACTGATTATTAAGATAGTCTCCTGCTTCAGTCAATATCTGATACTCAGTAACAGGAGGAGGAGTTGGAGAATACGCCTGTTTGCGAAACTTAAAAGTCTCTTTGTCTCCCTTAACGCCAATACGCGCGACAACCTTTACTCCGGGAGCTGCTGGTGTGCCGTTTCTTTTGATGAGGAATTTTCCAATCATACTTAGTATGTGTAGGCCATGTTCATCTTCTGAACTTGACCCTGCTGGCGAATAAGAACATCAATCTGCTGCTGTACGGCCATCTCGGCAATTTGATCAAACACGACAGCCTCATCAGTTCTTCCTTCTGATTTCAAGAAATCTGAGCTAACTCCATTTACCAAAAAGTCCTTGAATCTATACGGAATTGCTACCAATTCCCAGTACTGGTTAGGCGGGTCTGCTGGAGCCACAGAGCTTGAAGTGAGTACAGAGTTCCAAAAATTGCCCTTGGTTCCACGGCCTACGTTTGTTGGCTCGTATGCAGATGATAGCTGAAGCGTGTCGTAATAAACCTGCGAGCTAACAGCATATGTAGTTGAATTTTCAAACTGATTGCCAGTCAGCCTTGGAGCATCAAGCCTGTACTGTATGTGCTTTTCTCCGTTCTGCAAAAAGCGAAGATAGGTGACATCTACAGTTTTTGTAGTAGACGGAATGTCATCTATATCCTCCACTGTAAAGTCTACAGGCACAACTCGTGTGGTTAGCCGTGGATCTCGCTGCCAAGCCGCAAGTCCTTGCAAAGATCCTGTCGGCATCTGAACAAGACGCTGTGGATTCTTGTCAAACAACACGGTGGTTGTCAGGTTTCCGTTAGGGCCTTGATAGGTCGGGAAAGTAATAGACGACTCGTACGGCAATTTAATGCTGATATCGGCAATATAACTGCCATTTGAGTCCGTGGCTGACGTATAAGTAAACGTGTACTTTCTATCGGAAAGACTTATAAGCTCGCCGTTGTAGCTATAATAAAACGGGTTCTCAAAGGCAACCTCAGTCTCTGTGATTGTGCCAAGTCTAAAGGTGTCTGCCGTAAAATCAGCCAAGTAAACTCTTGGAAAGTTTGAGTCCAAGGTCAACTTTAAATCAATTGTGTTTTCTTCAAATTGCTGGAAAAGAGGTAGCAAATCTTGAGTTGTCAGATCCAACAAAGACTCTGTCTGCAAGACGGGCGGATTGACAAATGTGGCAGCACTAATCGGATTGCCAGTAAACGTTTTAATGTACCTGTTGATATCAGGCCATTCTTCGCGATCCCATATTGTTCCTATTCTACGGGACGTAAAATCCCGGATAGCGCCAAAGCTCTTGTCATTTAGCGTGCTTTTGTCCAATCCAATTAATTGGCAAACTTCAGACAAGATGTCGCTAAATGGAACAGCTTTCATGCGTAGACAGTACGGGATCTTACGTTAGTGGATGGAACCCAACCTACACTAATTTCTTTTGTGCCACCAGAATTAACTTTGCACTGAGGATTATCTCTCCAGAATTCAGCAAGAAACTTTTCGTCATCCCAACATTGGTATCCGAGCTTCTGCCCCCAGAAGTGGTACGCTTGTCCAGGAATGCTGCCAACCTTCTGGCCAATGCCATCAATCGACTTGTGGCGCATCTTTGTAAACTTGGCAGAGTTCTTGGAATCAATCTCCGCTTGAATACGATTCATTTGCCAGCCGCGACGGAACTCTGTTTCCATTGCAGGAATTAGACTAGGGTCGATATCAATCATAAAATGGTGTTCTCACTCTCCGAACAGTCACACCACTCGTCGTCCGGAAATTCCCAGACCATGCATTCCGTTATACAGAATGGCAGGTGTCGCGAAATTGTCTCTGTCTCTCCAGAGTGTCACGCCTAGCGGGCTTCCGGCGTTCGATCCGTCCTAGTATACTGCGGGAACGGCCACATATACTAAGCCTACGAACTGAAGTCAAACTTGCCAAGACCCAATGGGTTCCCGACAACGAGACCGCAGACGGCTTCTACGACGCGAGCAGGACCGCCACCGAAGTCAGGCAGCGATTGCACAGCGGCGACGTTTCCACCGTAGCGAACTTCGATCAAGTCCATGTTCAGGACAAGACCTTTGTACGGGGTAACCGTCCATGTGCCGGAGCTGATCGTGCCAAGGAACACCGTGGGGTGCAACTTGACCGTACCAAAGTCACCCTGAAACACGTCCACGGACTGGATGTACGTTTCAGCAGCAGCATCGCGCTGGAAGGTTTGCACCTTCGTTGCGCCTGCACCAAGAACTCCAGCAGTGGAGGTCGTGGTCAACTGGGTTGTCCCAAGCAGGCTGGTGAATGCACGCTTCAGGTCGGTGCCAACAATGGCGTCGAACGAGCGGTACTGACCAGTCTGGTTGTAGATGCTCTTAAGCAAGCCCTGCACTGCAACGTCGGTCAACCCGCTGGATGCACCAGTCAAGATCGAGTCCGTAGGAGTACGAAACTGCGAAGGGATGTCTCCGGGAGTTGGGGTGCCAGTACCAGCGGTGCTGATCCAGGTCTGAATCCCTGCCGTGAGGTAAGGAACAGACCCGTTATCCTGCTGTGCAGTCTGGTTCGAGCAGAGAGTCGTCTCAATCGAGCGTTTAGCCTGAAGGATAGACTTGCTGACGTTGTATGCCAGCTCATCACGCACACCGGCCACCTGGGCGATGTCAGTGGAGAGCTTGGATACACGGACAGCAGGCATACGGAACACCTGAGCGTAGTTTGCCAGCTCGGCGCGGTAGCCCACGTCCCAGTTGGTGTACGAGCTAACGTCCGTACCGTCGATTGTCCCGCCTACTTGAGGAGCAGGATTGCTATCAGCCTGCCAGCGGAAATACATATTCCCTGGCTTGCTGCCCTTACGGGCCATAGATGTGAATGGCGTGTCTTTTGCATCGACAAGCGCAATCATGTCCATGAGGTCTTCGCGTTTACCGCGACCACTAAGATTAGGTTCAGTTAGAAGTGCCATAATACTAAATAAGTTGAGTTAGGTTACTGAGTTAAATTGGGGCTTACACAAACCCCATTGCTTTTACTAGGTCACTCAATCCATCTCTGCTTGAAGTATCCTTAAGAAAGGACTTTTGTGCTTTAGAAGATTCATCCTTATCAACTTTAGGAGGAGCTTTGACGCTTGGCTGTGCTGGCGCTCGCTTAATTGGCGCGACTTTGGCCTTTCCAGAATCTCGTTCTGCAAATACCTTCAGTCCCTCAATCAATGCGGCAACCAGATGCATGTGGTCCGGGCGGCGCTTAACTTCAGGGAAATCCCGCAAAACTTGCTGGGCAACCCTGTATTCTTCGCTTTCCGGCTTACGCATCCAAGGATGTTTGATGGCTAAAACTGGCTCAATTTGAGACTTTTGGTTCAAATATTGAAACCTAGCCGGCAACTCAATTTCCTTTCTACGTCTAGCCAGCTTTCTCATGTCGCGAACCTGATGGTTGTCTAATTCAACCTGATTACCTTGCGGATCAGTAATTACACCGCCATCTGGATTATCTTCGCACCAATCCAACACATATAATGCTCGCTGAAATTCAGCGTTTACTTCCTGAACGGAACTAAGCGCCTCAATAGCGTCAGATACGGTTGGCGCACTGGTTTGCGGAACAGACTTTAACGCCTGCATCTCGCGCTCCATCTGCGCTAATCTGGCTTCTCTCTCTTCAAGTTGTGCCTGAGCGGCTTTCTTCGCAGCAACTAATTTGTTGATACGCTTCTGGACGCCTCGACTCAAAGAACTTTCTTCAGGCTCACCTTCTTCATCGGTGGACTGATCGGCTTCCGCTTCAGCTTCCACTTCCGAGTCCGTAATTGGCTCCTCAGTGTCTACATCAGCCTTTGCCTGCTCCTCTTTGGCTGGAGCCGCCTCCTCCTCGTTTAGGAAATTGGATTTAACGAAATCAGCTAGGCTGTGCTCGTCAACCCTTCCGAGGTTATTTGCAACGGGTGTACTTTCTGCCTCCTGACTCCCGGCGTCAGGCTGTGTATTTGTGTTATTCATGCTATAACGGTAGCAAGCCCTTTATTTAATCAATCCAGTAACGCTGGAAAGCCCGTTAGTGGCTTTATGCCAAATTTTTTATTTAAGTCAAGAGGTATGTGGTTTTTCGTATAAAAACTCTGAAACTTTAAATGGTTGATAAATATTTTTACTGCCATGAAATTCATGTAGTCCATTTTCCATTAACTTTTCCGCTCTGCTTTCATCTAGGATCATGTTTATGTTTGGATTGCACTCAATAAGTTTAAACCCAAGCAACGCAGCGGCTTTAAGGTGATACCAATTTGGGTAAAACATGTACTTCCATATTTCCTGTAGCTGCTTAATGCATTCCGACTGTATAAAGTCAGGGTCATCTATAGAGCATATATCTGAAATTAACAGCTTTCCTCCAGGCTTGAGCACTCTGCGTACCTGAGAAAACACGTCAACAAGCGGAACATAGCCAATGCTTTGATTAAAATAGACAAAATCAAACGCATTATTGTCAAATGGCATAGCGTCGTAAGATGCGTTTACAAACGTGCAGTTTTTTGGTGCATTTTCTTGAGCAATTTTTACTTGCTCAGAAGAAATTGTAATTCCAGTAAAAGAAGCTTCTGGATGATTTTTGGCAAAAAAGTTTGTAACCGCTCCAATTCCGCAGCCAGCATCTAGCACTTTTGTTGATCCATCCTGCCAATGCCTTGAGTAAAGAATCTCAAGATGCTCGTCAATGTCTTGTGAAAATAAAGCCCCTTGAAAAACTGGATAATTATTTTTGACGTAAATTGACGTACAGTCATCCCAGTATTTACTTATCTCATTATTGCTTTTGCATTTTTTTTTGTAGTATATTGAGTACGCTAAAAAATTAGAAAGTTTAGAAATTGTCATTTTTGTTTTATATCAATTCTTCTTTTGGATCTAATCCGTTTAATTGTCTAGCTTGTTGTCTTAACTGAACAAGTGCAGACAAGGCAAAATTAATTCCGTCAGCCTGACCTGCTGCATGTATTCTGTCTTCTCCTTTGCAGTCTTTGCTTATTGCAAGCATCCAGTGTTGTTCCTGAAGCTCCTCAAGAACTTTACAAATTTCTGACCAAACAATGTTTTTCCCTGAAAAGCCAAAGGCCGCCTTTTGATTTTCCGTCATATTACTGTTGCGCCTGCTGTGCCACAGGAGTTACACCAATCCGGCCAATTTGCGCATTTTGCTGTTGCATAATCGACATTTGCAAACTCTTGACGTAGTTATCAAACAACGCTTTAAAGTTTTCATCTTGTTGCAGCGCAGCTTGAGCCTTGGGGTTGGACTGCATGATCTGCTGTGTGTACTGCAACTTGGTCTGCGCCGTAGGATCGTTCTCTTGGTACAGAGCCTCGTTGCCAAGCAGCATGTTGCCGATGTCAGACTGCACATCCTTGAACATTTGCTTGCTTGCGTCCTGCGGATTAAGGATCAAGTCTTTCGCTACCTCTGGAGCGATCGCCTGAATCATCATCTCGGTAAGCTTGTTCCTGTTTAGAACTCCACCAGTGTCGAGTTGAGCAACCTTGGTAAGGAAGTCGATCTTCTGTGCAATGTAGTCCTTATCCAAGTCCATCACGTCAAACTTGACCGTAAGATCAAACTCGTTATGGATCTCAGACAGGCTTTGCGGCAACTGTCCGCCAGTGATGCGCTGTATCTCAGCAGGCGACATGTACTGACAGCACAGGCTGAACATCTGTCTAAAAATTGTCCGCCAAGTCAGCAGCCAAGTGTTGACCATCATCTGCTGTGACAACTGCGTCTTTCGAGGATCAACTTGTCCATTCAATGTGCCAAAGTAAGCTGCATGGCTTGCTTCGACGCGCTGAATCAAGTTAAACGCCACACCCGGCTCGCGGGCTGGTGGCTCCATGAAGCTATAGTCACTCTGGTTTACAACTGGCAAAGATACTCCGGGGCCAATTCGGTTGATGGCTCCAATTCGTTTGACGACTTTGATGGGAGGAAGAGTCGCGAAGGCAGTATAATCCCGGATGGAATCGTGCTGCGCTTTAACTTCATCTTGGTCCGTGTGAGCAAGCTCAGGGACGCCGCGAGTATCAATAATGGCACGGCGAATGCACTCACGACGGAACTCCACAAACGGATACTCTCCGTGCGCGTAATCGAGTCTTTCATGGATAGCGTAAGAGATTTTTTCTTTAGGATGATCTACTGCTGCTTGTGGACAAATAACAGTGTAGTAAATACACGGAGCCTTGCCATCCAAGCTCTTGGTGTAGCAGTACACGATCTCAATCATGTTCTGGTAATTAATGCCGTTGTACACCAATAGCTCCGTGCTAGGCAGGATGTTTGTGTTGTACATCGTGCTGCTCTTGCCAGCCATCTGCACAGCCAACTCTACCCAGTCTGCGTTCCAGCCTTCTGTGGTAATCTTTTCACGAATCTCCACTTCAGACATCCATGTCCGACGGAAAATTACCCGTGAACGCTGTAAGTCCGCTGTCTCAGGCGGAACAAGAACTTCATCCCAAGGCTTAAGAGCAATAATCTCAGGAAGGTTTTTGCTAACGTATTCTTCATCTCTAGTCGTAGCTCCAGTTTCGGCCAATTCCTTGACCATTCGCTTTGCGTCAGTGGCAGTTAAATTCGGGATAGTTGCTTCAAGAATAGCCGCAGCTTCATCAGACTGTTGCATGATCAAGTCAGGCAATTGCATCAGTGTTGGACTTTGAGACTGCTGGGCTAACCCAACAATCTCATTCATTGTTACTGGCTGCTCGCGCTTGCTGATATTTTGTCTCCAGCCTATAAAAAAAGCAGACCAACCGTATTGAAAAGCGTACTGGGCACCTAACTCAGCTTCCCTACGAAGCTCAAGTGGCATCTTGTTATCACGAACCCAGTGCAGTAGCGTCGAAGCGATTGAGCCAATCGTCATGTCAGCCATCTCTACACCGCTACCGCGAATGTTAGACCGCTCAAAAGCTGTCACAAGCATCGCAGACAGCTCGTTGCAGGTTGAGTCGATCAAACGATTGCGAACATCGCTAGCACCTTCAAACGGCCAGGCTGGGTCACCTTCGTTACGCAAATTCCGCTGCT